ATCATGTTGTTGGGTAGATGATTCTTGGCCCAGAGAAGCAATGCTGTGCTATCCTTCCCGCCAGATACGCTTACGAAGAACCTCATGGGCTCGCCTTCTTTCCGTTTAACATAATTGAGCTTGTGTTCCCAGCCTACAGGCTGAATTGGTCAACCGCCTCGTCAATCAGATCCTGAGTGATCCCGATATAGCGCAGCGTGATCGACGGGTGCGAGTGGTTGAAGATCATCTGCAGCGTGGCAATGTCCCTTGTGCGCTGGTAAAAGTGATAGCCGAAGCTTTTGCGCAGGGAATGTGTGCCGATCTCATTGAGCCCGATCTTTCGCGCAGCCCCATTGAGGATTTGATACGCACGCACTCTTGTAATTGGCTTTGGCCTTTTCTCCGAAGCGAACAGGTAGTCATTGTTGTCCATCCCCTGTGTGTAGCTCATGATTGCCTCCTGAAGCGCTTGATTAATCTTGAACCGTTTCCGCTTGCCTGTCTTTTTCTCCGTGATCAGGATGTGCGATTTACCACGCACATCTGCGACCTTTAGCGGCAAGATGTCAGAGATCCGAAGTCCCGTGTTTACCCCAAAATTCAGTAGAAATCCATTGCGTGCCGATTGCGTCTTCAAAAGTTCTCTCAGCTCATCAATTTTTTCTTTGTCCCTGATTGGTTCCACGAAATTCAATTCAGATCCCCTCCCAGAAGTAATTTTGTGCAGGTTTCCGTACTAACCTACTAAACTGAGATCGTTGTTGTTCATTTCGGCTAACTTTCGCTTCAATTCATGGTTTTCAGCCCGAATTTTTGAACAATGCTCCATTAGTAACAAAAATTCGTTCATCGCTGCTTGACCATCTTGCGTCCATAGCATGGCATGCTCTAGAGCATCCCTTTCGTTCAACAATCGTTGGGCTTGCTCGATTGTGATCATCACTGGCGATTCTTGGTACAAAGATATCCGCATAAGTTGTAATTCCGCGTCAGACAGTCGTTTCCAGGCTGTGCTCATTTCTCATATCAGCTCCCCTTGTTGTAATGACCAAAGTGTCAAGGTTGATCGTTTCGCCACATTTCTTGCATTTGCGATACAACACCCGTCCCGAGACATATAAAACGAATTGGCAATCTTTGCAGTTTTTGCATTTACCAGTTTGGTCATTTTCCACTTGGCTTTTATTCTTTGCTCTCGACATCAGCCAGCTTCTCCGCCGTGAATTCGATAGTTCAATTCCATGCCGCTCAAAATTACCGTATATCCCCTAGCCATCTCGTAGATCCGTGATCCAATTCCTTTATCTATCCTACATAGCTCGTCCACATCCCGCTCCGACGAGACCAAGAGTGGCAGATTATTCAAATACCTGAAATTAACGATTGCGAACAATTGTTCCAACTGAAATTCCGTTGGTTTAGACCTCCCTTTGTATAGGTCGTCGATGAACAAGACTGGAGTAGTTTGCAGTCTGTGTATCCGGTTATCAAGGTGCTCGAGATTGTCTTTCAGTTCGTTAAACCCTTCGACCCAAGGAAAGTATGTCACTCCAACGCCTTGACTGATAAGGCAGTTGCTGATAGCCATTAGCAGGTGTGTCTTCCCCGCTCCCGGCTCACCCAGTAACGCAATGCTATTGTGCCGTGTTTCGTGAATGTCTTGAAAATTCCGGTAGTATGTAACGGCGCAATGATAGGCATCGACAATCGGTTGTGGCATGCCATCGAGATTAAAGTTTTTGAAGCCAAGTTTTTGGAAAGCCGCGGTTATCTGACTGGACTTGAAAAGTCGTTCGATCTTTCTTCGTTCGCGGCACTCACAATAGCGCCAGTATTCATACCCGTCTTCCCCACGCACTAAGTACCCTTCTTTGTCCATGCACACGGAGCAATCATGGCTCTTCTGAGTTTCCTTGCCCGCTTCCCCCTGGCTTGTTGAGCCAGCCTGTTTTTCCGTTCGTAATCGAAGCTGCTCGAACATTTGGATCAGTTCCTCTTCTGACTGCACCGCCTTTTTCACGCTTGGTTTCACCTCTTTCTCGCTGAATATCAACTTCAATTTGGTGTGCCTTCACCTGGGCAAGTGTCCGAAGTCCACGCTTCGTCCAATCATTGAGAACCGTTGTTGCGTATTTCCATTTCGGAACTCCATTCATAACAGCTACTTTAACGGCCTCCGTGATGATCTCATGCGGCTGATCAAAGTGATTTTCATCAATCCACTTCGAAATGTCTTCTGCAATAAACGGGGATACGACTCCAATCTCCTGTTGATAGATGAGAAATGGATCAGGTTTACTCGTGCGCGTATCCTCTTCATCATCAGCTTTTATTTCTGTAGTAATCTCTGAAGTAATCTCTGAAGTAATCTCTGGTATTGGTTTGCCCACCTTGGGCTCTCCATCTACCCGATCTGGGCTCTCCATCCGCTCACCTTGGGCTGTCGATTGTGAATTTTCGCAATCGAATTGACCAGATTGGGCTCTCGTTAACGCATCTAGTTTTTGGTAATTGATGGAGTACCATGTAGTCTTGTCAATCTTGCTCTGATTATAGTTACCGGTGATAATCAAGCCACTTTTCTCCAGCTTCTCAACAATTCGTCTGATCGTGTTATAACCCCAGAAAGGAAATTGCTCTTGCCACTTCTGGATGGTGTTATAGACCCATTTTCTACCTTCGATGTTATGAGCGCTTCTCTCCAACCAGTAGTGAAGTTGCTGGAGGAAGATTGACTCATTCAGTCCCACCGCTTTTGCCAACGATGGCAGGACGAACAGAGGCTGATCATCAAGAAGTAACTTGCTCATTTCTCTTTTCACCATCCTCCACTTGAATTTTGAACATAAATCGGATAACCTTTACGTAATAACATTTTGTGAGTCTCCGCGCTGCTACGCGGTGCTTTTTTATTTGTAGGATTTTCCACTTTCTTGTCGAATTGGTTAGTTGTCCAGACTTACCAAATTGTTACAGGAAGGAGGTGTGTCAAATGTCTAAAACAATTGACGTAAAACAGTTGGCGATTGAGATTAAAGGCGAATTTGACGATATACTACAAACAAAAATCGCAAATGCGATAGCTGAAGCAAAATCGAAAAATCTTAAAGAGACAGACCTACTCGCGGATCTAGTTTTCATTGCGAAAACAAACTCGGAGCTGTTTGCTGTCGCTCTTATTCAAAAGGTTGTTGACGAACTTTCTAAAGAGTAGAATTTTCAAGCTTTTTGATAAGAGCATCTGCAAATTGAAAGACATTAACCGTCGCTCCTGTAGCGGCGGCTCCTTCCTCCAGTAAAGCCTTTACTTCCTCACGTACGATCTCACGAACTCGTTTTTCATCCATTCATATTCACCCCCTCTCTACACAAGGTCACCGACAGCCCTACCCGCATCTGTCGGCACTACAGCCCTTAAACTGCCCGTACAGACCTTGATGCTCTGGATGGTATCGACCCACCCGTGGAAGGCCCAGTGTTGCGATTCTCCTTCGTTATTTGGGCGTAAGGAGAACACCAGACCCTCCACGCGTGGCCGAAGCCACGTTTACTGCTTGTCCACTCCCACATGGATGTGGTATGATTTTCTTAACGGATATAGCGCCTCTCGTTCCCGCGAGAGGTTTTTTCTTTTTTTACAAACTTCTGTACTTCCCAACCCTTGCAAAGTAATCCCCGATACCTGCCTTCGCCCGCTTCCCTATATGGCTGCTTCAAACGTCATCCCCTCCTGCACTGACCTGACAACCCTTGCAGTTTCACGCATCATTTCTGCATCGAATGTTGTCCCGAATATCTGCCTAAGTTCTGCTGTCTCTTCCAAGGCTTGTACGATAAGCAACAGTTGTTCATCGTCAAATGATTGAAAGAAGTCGCTCAAATGTTTCACTTTTAAAGTCCCTTGCAATGTAATTCTGATTTTTTGTTCCGCGAAACGATTCCCAGTAGTTTGATACCGTCTAGCGCTTTCAGCCAGAGCTTGAATAACATAGCCGTATTGCTTACCTGTCAAAGTCTTTCCCTCCTACATCAGCCAAAATGCAAGCATCATACCCATGACTTGCTGCATGATCGTAACGGCGTCCATGCCGCATATAATCGCAACCATCACTTCTCTTGAATGAGTAAGTTCGATCCACTTCAGTAGCGTTGGAATCGTCAACACTTGTCTATTTGTTTCGATCTTAGAAATAACTCCACGAGATACATGCATGAGTTCTGCTAAAGCTTCCTGGCTCAATCCAGTCCGTTGTCTGCACTCCCTCAGGACATCTCCATACCAGCCTTTACTTGCCTCCATTTGAGCACTCCCTCCTTTCTGCAAGAGTGGTCGTTTTACGATCAGACAAGTATGTAAATCCTGCTGTAAAATGAAATTGTGCTAATCTTTGACTCCCTCCCTCCGTTATACGGGGGCCTTTTTATAAGTACCGCAGCTCAATGGCTTTCAGTGCCATGATGGTATTGTTTTGATCCAGGTAGTCCATCCGTCCGAGATCAACTTTATTGGAGTCGTTGAACAGGTGCAGCGCCAAGTCCAGCATAAATTTCTCGCTGTCCGACCAAGGCTTTGCCAGCAGCTTTAAAGAGCGAATCTTGATCGTTTCATTTTCGAGATCAAAGTATTTCGTGGTGAAGTGTTTCTGGAGCTTTGGGTGGTTTTGGAACAAGTAAATCATGCTTCGCCAATGGCGACTGCGCAACAAGCTGGGTGATATGTTTGCCATCTCATTCACCTCCCTTCAAAGAGTGGGTCTTGTCCACCAAAGCACCGGTTACCCGGCGCACGTTCTCTTTTCGTGCATATCCAAGATAAGATCGTTGATCCGGCTGCATCGAGGGTCGCCGGATTCCACGCGCTGACGAAATTCCTCTCCGACTTCTTCGGGTGTCATGAAGAACCATTTGCCGATTAGAGTGACTTTTGTTTGTCCATCATTGTCGTAAACAACTTTTGCTGGTTTACCATCAACATAGAACTCTGGCTCTTGATTCAATCTCATCTCCCCCTCTACAGAGAGGATATGAGTGTTGGCTTGTCCCAATGTTGTCGAGCCTCCTTTCGATGAAGAATTTTGGACATTAGAGGCGAATTTCGCCGATCTCGTCTTTGATCATCCGGGCGATTTGGATGAGATCTTTTTTGAGATCAAGCATCAATAGCGATGGTGAAGGATCGTTTTCAATGCTCGTAATCACTGGGTAAAGTTCTTCCAGGAGTCTACAAAGGAATACAATGTGTCCGAGAGTTTGAACCTGATTCAGCAGTGCTCACTCCTTTTAGGCTGTTTTTTAAAATTCTTTGCAATTTTCTATGCCGTGAATTTCGTTGGCGTTTCGCCAACATTTTCATCAAAAAAAACTATTAGATCCACCTCAAGAACACTTGCAAATGCTGGTAATAATTCAGCGCGAATTGCCCTAGTATTATTTTCATATTTGCATAGGGTCGAAGGACTAATTCCGACCTTATTTGCTACAAATCTAGCAGTAATGCCCTTAGCAGTTCTGATTTTCTTGATTTTTTCTCCAAGACTCGTAGTCTTTTCCAACTATTTCCCTCCTCCATGTTGGCGAATCGTCAACTCTTAATGCAATATTACATTGGCGAAATGCCAATGTCAATCACTTTATTGGCTATTTGCCAACATAATTTTCCGTAGCGTCAACTTAGGTTATAATTAATTTGAGGTGGAGTATATGACAAACTCAAAAAAGATGTTGGGAGAACGACTTCGTATTGCTCGTGAAAAAATGGGGCTAAAGCAAAATAGAGTCGCTCTATCTCTTGGAATTCATAATAGTACATTGGCAAAATATGAATCTGGTGAGCGTGAGGCAGATATTGATACACTCAATAAATTGGCTAAAATATATGATTTGAAGGTGGATTACTTAATTACAGGGGATGAAGTTATTCTTGATGACCCTTTTGCAGGGTCTCGCGAAGAAGTATGGGTGTTTAGTGAAATATTAACTAAATTACGGAAGTCAAAGAAAATCACTCAAGAAAACATGGCTAAAATAATTGGTGTAGCAAGAACTACCTATGGTATGTATGAGCAAGGGCAAAGACATCCCGATTATGAGACAATACAAAAAATAGCTGATTTTTTTGACGTAACTGTTGACTACCTTCTTGGACGTTCAGACAATGCTGTTACATCTCCAAGTAACGATGATGAAGAATATGATTACAGAAATGACCCTACAGTTACAGGTGAACTCAGGGAATTTTTAGATGACCTGTCAAAACTTCCTCCAGAAGAGCAAGAAGAAATTATTAATATGGCAAAAACTTTTGTCGCTGGTTTAAAAACAAGGAACCGTCCGACTCGTTAAAGAGTGGCGGTTCCTTTTACTTTCTTATTTACTTGAGTCACAGTTTCGCATTGGTGAGATAACATTGTTCTTACAACCTCGACAACTTCTTTAGTGATCTTGTGAATTCTGGCTGTATCCTTCTTTTCTGGTACATCCTTGTTTGTATTTTCATCCACAAGCACCCCACCCTTTTCAAGAACGTATGTTCGCTATTTTTCTTTTTATTATCTACTCGTTTTTAAATTTAGTCAAATATTTTGGTATATTGTTAATCTAACACATATTTTCTACTCAAATGGAAACCGATACCGAGAAATCCCGGGTTTTTAGCGAAGTGAGTACGCTTTTTCGACATCATCTGACAAAATTTACATAAAAACATTCTGGAAACACTCCTTCATTTGTTCTTGACTTAAAAGGTGGAAATGACTTGACAGATATTCCAATGATCTTGAACTTGGTGCTCTGCCTTCTTGCTTCCCCCAGATAATGAGATCGAATAAGCAAACGATTACTTCACCACGCTCCTTTTTCTTTTTTGCCAGCTTGATTCGCTTGTTCGTTATCTTTCTGGCGAGCGTGTAATTTTTCATCCTTGCACATCTCCATGCAAAGTCTGACAACGTCTTCTTATCGTGTACAAGTTTTAGATAATCTTCATAAAAGTACGAATAATCCAGACTAAGTGCATCCGTAATCAAGTCCAACGTATCAATCTTTGGCAAAGATATCCCTCTCTCTATTTTTCCGTATGCTGCTTTCGTTAGCTGTTGATCCACATTGGCACAGAGTTCATCCTGCGATAGTCCCCTTGCCTTCCGCAACAGCAGCAGTTTCCTTCCGAATTTCTTTCTCATGTTGACTCGTCCTTGTTGTAGGTTTGTCGATGCGACTGGTCAAAAGTGGTATAATCTATGTGTTTATAATTTTTATAGGGGGCATCAAATGGCATTTAAAGCCGTAAGGTGCCGTATCCCTGAACTCACTGTCAAGGCAGGCTTGGAACTTCAACAAGTTGCCTTGCGAGCTGAGATATCCCAAACGCAACTGTCTGATTATGTTTCCATGCGCAGGATAGCAGGTTGCGAAATTGGCAAGTCAATTGCCCATGTGCTTGGAGTGACGATCGACGACTTGTACGAATGGAAATATTTCAGAAAAAAAGAGCGCGGGGAGTAAGGTACCTAATAAGAGTGGACAAAATTGTCTACTCACGGCTCAGATTCGTCAATTGACGAATCAATCTCTGAATTATACCACTTTTTGCTTGGAGGTGTCTTGCAACGTTGACACATTTGACGAATCTTGATATAGCAATCTATTTGCGGAAGTCGAGGAAAGACATCGATGCTGAGCGTGAGGCAGCTTTGCGCGGTGAGGATTTCGATACGCTTACCAAGCACCGCAATGAACTCCTGGCCTTCGCAAAAAAAAACCAGCATAACATTTTGGACATATATGAGGAAGTCATAGGCGGTGAGTACATTGCCGAAAGGCCGGAGATGCAAAAGTTACTCCAAAGAGTCAAGGACTTGTCCTACGACGCCGTTCTGGTCATGGACTTGGATCGTTTTGGACGTGGAGATAAAATGGATCAAGGACGGATCGAGCGAACGTTCAAAGATAGCCAGACGCTTATCCTGACTCCACAGGACTCTCTTGACTTGAACGAGGAGTCCGGCGAATTTACAGTCGAGGTAAAGACATTCCTTGCTCGCATGGAATATAAGCAAATCAAGAAAAGGCTCCAAGGAGGGCGGAGAAGAGGAACGACATCAGGAAGAGATCAATCCGCACGTCCTCCATATGGCTATAGAAAAGACGCTAACCTTCGTTTGGTTATCCATGAAGAAGAGGCCAAGATTGTCCGCATGATATTTCAATGGTGTGTAGAAGGGTTTGGTCGTAGCCTTATAGCCAATAAACTTATGGATTTGGGAATTCAATCGCCGACTGGACTTCCTCAGTGGCAGCATGTCACTGTCGGAAGAATACTCAAAAATCCAAAATATAAAGGTGATCAAGTTTTTGGCCGTACGAAGTGGTCAAAACAAGAAGACGGTACATATACGTACACGAAAGTGAAAGACAAAGAGCAAATGGCTTACCTTGAAGGTGCCCATGAACCTATCGTTGACCCTGATTTGTGGCAAAGTGCTCAACATGCACTATCTCGCCGTCGAGATGCACCTGTTAAAAAAAACCACGATATATTAAATCCTTTTGCTGGAATCCTTAGATGTAAAAAGTGCGGAAAAGCGATTCTTGCCAATAAACCAACCAATCGTCCAAATAAATATCTAAAATGCTATACGAATCGATGCGAGACGAAAATGATTGCTCTTAACAAAGTGGAGGAGGTCTTTCTAAAGCAATTAGAAGTCATTCTCGATCAACTTCGCGCTATAACCAAAAATCGTCGTAAACCTCAGAATGACATTGCTGTCGAATTAGCAAAGAAAAAGGTCGAACGTATCCAGGCGGAAATAAAAAAAGCTAACGTCCGCAAGACAAGCTTGCACGATTTACTCGAAGACGGCACGTATGATAAAGATACTTTCCTAGAAAGAAGCAGATTGGTTCAAGAAACATTAAAGGATTTGGAACATGAATTGGTCTTGGCAGAAAAACAAGTCGCGCTAGAGTCTGAGCGACTTAATCAAACGACTAATGTTATCCCCATGATACAAAAGGCATTGTTGGAATACAAAAACGCTACTTCTGTCAAAGAGCAAAATGACCTCCTGAGAGAATTTGTAAAAGAGATCAAATATTATCGAGAGCCAGATTGGAATGGACCATACCAGTTCGAACTAGCGATCGAGCTGCACGATTAAAAAACCGAAGGCATAGCCTGTTATTATGTGCATATCCTTTAACATAGAACTTATTATGCGTTAAATGATATGTACACATTTAGCTTGTACCCTTTCCATTAGTTGGGAAGGGTATTTTACATTGGCCAAAAATCATCTTGATTGACCTTATGTCCTTCTCTGCGTAATGCGTCCAAGATTTTTTTCATTGTTTTTAGGTTAGGTGAGGCATGTTCGTCCTTTGTTAGCCGTGAAATGGTGTCCTCCGCAAGTCCAGCTTCTTTTTCCAACCACTTTTGTGACTTTCCATTCCTATCTAACCATTTACCTAGCCTGGAACGTTTTTTTCCAAGTCCCCATCCTGGCATTATCGATCACCTCAGTTTCCAGTTTGGACAAGGATTCTGAAAATTAATCCATTAACCATGAAATATCAGGGATATTGGACAATCCGTACCGCATCAAGTAGTAATACAGCGCCACTCCGCATAGCGCTGCACAACGCAACGGGAGGGATTGGAATGGCAACAGAGCGTAAGCCAGTAAGCTTTAACATCGACGATCCGATAGAAAAGGAGCTTTGGGAGGTAGCGAAAGGACTCAACTTTAGTGGGTGGGTAAAACAGCAGCTACGAACGTTGGTGCAGGCCCAAACCGATAAGCAAGTAAAAAAGGGAGTAGGAGTACCTGTTCCGATCCGAAAGGCGGTGGCTGCAGATGGCAAATAAACGTGTGTATTATCGCCAGGAACGGAGGGCCCCGCTCCCGGTGCCCTATAAAGTAGTCGTGCATGATGAGGCGGACTCGGGTAAACCGATGACAGACGCTGACGTTAGAACTGGATTTTGGGCGGTGCTGGCGGTAATCACCTTTGGGCTGGCATTGTCCGTCGCGCAAACGGTGTACACTCCGGCGGACATCAGCGGTAGCGGCGGGAGCTACCGTGTCGTTGCCGTCAGCAACGGGCGGCTGCACGCTGAAGATACTTCAACAGGGAAGCGAGTCAGCTTTCCTGATCAGGATTTGGTAAAGGCGGCACTGAGCGGAAAAATTAAGCGCGGGGACGTGATCAGGCGGTGATGGCGTTATGCAGCGCAGTATATCCTCCGCCCAGAACAGAGGGTCCCTCAGTGTGCACTGTGCTGAATGATGTTTTCGTATCGCGGATATTTTCGGAAGATTTCAATATGAAAGCGAGAGAGGAGGGAGCGTATGGACATCGGGGAGACTTTCGTGGAACTGCCGCGAGTGACATCGACTCATTCACGGGTCATGTATGGTAACTTGCTGCAGATCGCGGATAACCTTGACTTCCGAAATCCGGTGTTTGCGGGTCGGGCGAAACGGAATCGTTCGGTAGGGAGCGCGCAGGCTTTTATCGTTGAGTTAGCGTTGGCGGATCGTGCGTTCCGCGAGAGGATAAAGCGGTTCATGATCGCCGGGGGAAAGCAGTTCATTTATACCGCTGACTATTTGGATAGATATTAATGGTAACCCGCCTCTTCTTATCCTGGAGGCGGGTCATTTTTACGTTCAATAATCTGTACAGTTATTTCTTCTACCTTTTTCTGTGCCTGGATTCTGACCACGTTTTCATGTAGGCGTAACATCTGTGTCTCACCGCGATATGACCAAACTGCGAAATATTCCCGTTGATCCAAGAACTCATTTACCAACCGGATGCCTGCAGCACGCGTCTCTTTGGCTGCTTCACGTTCAGAGGCATGTGCAGAACTTCCAATAAGCCGGATGCTTTCTGTTAAGGCGTATGGTAGCCTCAGTGGTGCGTCTTTTGAGCGTTCCAGATCCTCTTTTAAATAGTCTACTGTCTTGTGCAAAATAAACCAGTTATAGAATAACTCGTTTGGCTCCACGTTATCACCTTTATAGGAACATTTGTTTGTAATTATATACAAACAGACGGTAACAAGCAAATAAAAAAATACCCTCCCCGGATTTGATCCGGAGGAGGGTAACATCACTTAAACTTAACGGTTTTTGATTCCGCAATCCAGTTTACGGATAAGCCCAGAACTGCTGCCAGTTCCCTCGCAGGTGCGTAGGTCACCTCTGTTTCCAATGTCTCGGTAATATCCTGACCGTTTACCTGTACTTGCTTGGTATCGGGGAACCACTCTACAGAAGCCCCTACTGCTTCTGCTAAAACTCGGACTGGCAGATAAGAAACTCCGTCAACGATGTATCCTCTAACGGGAAGGATGACTTCGATACTCACAGGTGTACGGCTCTTTTCCACAGTCTGGGGATTAGTATCCCACCATCCCTCGCAACCGAGGCCGTCGTTAAAATCCACAGTATGACCTACAAGGGTCTGGCCGTTTTGATACTGATATAGGTTGGCTGCTTTGGACAGCTTACCTTTACTCCATGCATACGTCTGCCAAAATCTCTGACAGGCGCTGCGTTTTGCCATCTCTTCAATAACCGCGTAAGAGCCATACACGCCGACCAGGTATCCTGGCAACTCCTTCGCTGCCGCAAGCAAGTACGCTTCTATTGCGTTGTAGTCAACGGGCTGGGCGTCGTAATCCACCGCAAAGTAAACTGCCGTCCCTGGCGGCTGCCCAACCAAAGCTGCCTCTTGATAGGCTGCCTTACCGTCTCTTGTTCCGTTTGTAGCACCGCCTTTTACGTCGCTCGTCCCACGTTGAAACACGCTGACAACCTTCATGCCTGCAGCTGTGATCAACTCCGCTTCGGTCCTTGTAAGCCGTTTCCACGACATACTAGGAGGAACAAGATAACGGCAGGTAAATCTCATACCCGCCGCCGCCATTTTCTTTGCTTTTTCTGATGTGAGTGGTACTGCGCAGTCAATTCCTTTAGTTGCCACCCTGACCACCCTTTCCTTTCAAAATCTCTGCAGCCTTTTTTATAGGGTCCGGTACCGGCAATCCGATTTTACTGGAATTTTCAATGATGGAAAGCAATTCATTTGCCAAATAAAAAAAGACAGTAGCGTCACGAAATACATGCTGATCTCCTAGTGCTGAATCAATTTGATGGGCAACAGCTACGATAGCAAAAATAAAGACTTTTCGTGTAATTCCCATCAAACCTTCTTTATAGTCCCATTTTTTTTCGATTATCGCTGCAATTACTCCGCTAACAAAGTCAAATGCTACAAACAATAGAAGTATTCCAAGTAAGGCTGACCATCCTCCCCATAAAAATGATGAAAATGCTCCGCCAACTGCAAAAAATGTTTTATAAATGCCATCCATGTGCTTATCTTCCTCTCTCCCCGCAGGGCAAAAAATGCCCCGGTCGGATCGGGGCGGGCTTTAACACGCTGTCATACAAAAACGCCATTCCTGAAAAGGAAAGGCGCTTAGAAATCTTGCTTTGTGATCTGCTTGAACTCTTCGGGTGTAATATCTCCGAAAGGATTCGATGTTGTTATTACAGCTAGACGAAGTTGATCAATAGTTACCCATTTTTGATTGTAAGCAATGTTCCAAAATGCCATTTTATCTATCACCTCCTTTCAAAGCCATGACATCAAGCGTTAATATAGCGACTTGCTGACCGAGCGATGAGATCAGTAAGTCTTTTTGCATGTTCTTGATTTTTTCCAGTGCAAGCTCTTGACCAAGCGTTCCAACTGACATTTTTTCTTGTTCGGCTTTTTGACGTTCATCTTGAGCTTGCTTGACCGACTTTTCATTCTCGGTTTGTATATTCAATCAAAAGCACCCCCCAGTCCCTTAAAGTGGATTGGTCCGATCGCTGTCCCTTTTTCGATTCGGAATCGGAAGTTGATGCCCCACTCTTCCGCGGTTTTTGCCGTGTTCTCGAATAGATATGCGCGTCCAAGTTTTGCAGCGATCGAAGCATCCTCCCAGGTTGGTTCTACATCATAGGCGTTGTTGCAGACTTCGATAAGAAGAGTGGCGCCTGGAGGCATGTCCCATACTGGTGTCAGAAGAAGACGCTGTACTGCTGCATCCGTCGTAAAAAACTCTTTTGTCTCAGGATACAGAGAAGAAAAATCCATTCCGTTGAAGATGATCTTGTCTACGAGCCGGGTTAGGGTGTACATCCGAGTAGAAGTCATGCCTTGATTGTCGGTCGCTTCAATGGTCAATGAGTGTTGCACTCCTGGCTCCAACCTAATCCACATCTCATGGGGTATCGTGATCGTTTCTTGGCGCCCACCTTCGCCATCAAAGTTGCGGATGACTTGCCCGTTGAGCTTTTCTGTGACTGTAAACGGGTTGTCCTCCGGGTCGGTAACAGTATAAGTGAGCACTGGAGGATCTTCGATGATGCCCAGGTCCCCGTTCTCGCCGTCTATGACAGGCGGGCGGTTCCAGACAACGCGAAACTTTCTGGTAACCTCTGGGCTCTTACCTCCTTGATCGTCCTCGGCCCAGACGGTTAGGGTGTGATCCGTATTTTCAGCCAGATCAGCGCCTATAACATCTGTCGAGCCGTCCCAAATCCGCTTGTTGCGATACGTCAGACCGCGGGCAAAAGAAATAGGCGTGCTTCCGTCTGACACTCCGGATTGCAACGCCCTAGTCGGCCCGTTATTAATTTTGAATTTAACAGTGACGACATTCCCTAGATCTGCATCTGTCGCGCTGCCCTCTACCGGATAGGTGCTCCCTTCCGTTAATGTTTGATTATCGGCAGGGTTGGTGAGCGTGAGTGTTGGATCGACATTGGTTGTTGGTTCGAGCGCTAGAACAACAGACATTCCTGAAACTGCTCGCGTTGCCTTGCTAGTCATTTCCGCTGATGTTTGGCTCTTCAAATTATGCATGTAACGTATAGAAGCCTGAAGGAATCCCACTTTTCCGTAAACATCTATAGTTTCTCTGTAGTTTAACGGTGGATTTACGTTAGTATCATAATTCCCAAAGTTTAAAAGTACGTACAATGAATTTTCTACAGGAACAGAAGTTGCAGGAGGAGCTAGTTCCATTATCGTGGAAACTCCGCTATTTGCAGACGCTACCAATTCTTTTACGTTTCTGAATACGTGCATAACGCCAGACCAATCGGTAACGCTATTGCTTGTAAATGTAGGGTTAACGTCGCCGTGGCTTGCTACCTTTGTTGCTACGGTCAATTGACCGCTACTTGATCGGAATGCTTGTTGAACCCACCCGCTGGGAAATGTTGGTTTGAATGAGCCACCACAAGAAAACTGAGCAACTAAAAAGTCTCCGGGCTGTACGATTGCAGGTATCGGCAAAGTGAATGAGTTGCTGCTTGCTGGTGTGCTAATCAGACCGCCGTTGCCGACGTAATCCACTTGTTTTTTGCCTGTTGTCGGGATTGTGTAGTCGATGGTGAGTGTTGGGCGGTTGGCAGCGGTTCCGTTATTATTGGATGGAATAGTTGTTCTGACGGTTCCGTAAACCGCCTCGTCAGGATCCCTCAAGAGCAAGCCGAAGTTTTGCGCTGTACCATTCACCCATGATTGCACTAAAGGCTTAATATCATAATCGTTAAACCCGACAGCTGTTGGAGCTTTCACTATAACGGAAGATGCGTCAAATGTAGGTCGAGTATTCCAGTTTACAGCAGCTGCCCAATCACTAGTGACCAAGTGGATGCTGTTTGCTCTTCCGTTAATTCCAGTAATGCTAGAATGGTAAAGGTTGAGTGTAGCACTATTGATTATTGCGTCGTTCGGGATTAACCCAAGGTCGAATTTAAGCAATCCATGTACTTTATTGATGCTCGCATCAACGCCAAATTGAATAGTTGTAGCTGTTTCAGCAGCGACGGTAGGGTTTCCAGCGCTGATATGAGTATCCATTATTGCTGTATTACTGTAATTTAACGTAACTACTGGCATGTTCCTCCCCCTTCCTTCTGCAAATGGCCGTTATTTCGACTGTTTCCTGTTACTTCCATCACTTGATCACCAGCCAGCCCTTCGACTCATCTACCCATCCCGCAACAATCTTAAGCCCAGTTGTCGAGGAAAAGTCAAAGGCAAATCGGTTGTCCCGCATGTCGTTGGCTAGAGAGCTTTCCAGAGCCTTGATGCGTGTCTCGTGGTTGCTTAATGCAGGTTGCATGGTATCGATAGCGGTATGCGCGTCTGCGATGCCCTGTTCCATCTTGTTCGCTGCTTCGTTGGTAAATTGGTCGGTTGGCTTCCAATCCGTCTTTGCGTTATATGCCATCTATGCCCCTCCCCTCACATGGAACTCGAAGCGAAACTCCAGTATCTGATTGTCGAGAACCGCTAAATCCGTTTTCCGCTCTGTTATCAGACCACCCCGTTCATCCAGCAGCCGAAGTGACGATACTTTCGTGATATTGGTGATCGGCTCCGTCATGACTACCACTGTGTTGCCGTTCCGTGTGACGCTACGGATCTCCACCGTTTCATTGTTGAGCACAAGTGCACCGACTCTCTGCTGTAGGTCGCCTGCCGTTCGTTCCAGGTATGCGTTGTCGATCACTTCAACTCCACCTCGCTTTCATACTTTAAAAAGGACATTCCTAGTTGAAACTCCTCGAATGTGTGGAATCGACGCAGGCTGGCACTCACCTTATCGACCAATTCCAAAACGGAGTTATGACCCAGGTCATACTCCACATTCAAGTGTGCAGGCTTCACCTCTTCCAGAGCTGCAGCTACAGCAGCCAAATCCAAATCGGTCAAATCATCAAAGTGTATCCTGATCCTCCCGGTGAAACTTATGCGCCTGACACGATCAGTGAATGCACTCACTATGGCAAGTGCTAGGGTGGCTGTAAACTTACCTGTGCCTCTCATTTTCGCGATCACTGCTGCTCGTCGGGCTTCCAATGATTTTGCTGGATCGGTCTTTAACCCATATTCAAATTCATAAATCAGGAGCCCCCAGGTTGCGGTGCTGACACTCATCTGTGCTTGTAGGTCTGCAACCGCTTCTTCTCTGCTTGCGTACTGCGGCACTACTGCTTCGAATATTTGTTTGAATACCTCGGACTTCCGCATGAACGGCTGTAGTCGTTTCAACATTGCTTGACTAGACATCTACTGTCACCGTCCCGACTACGGCCACTTCTTCATTTTGAATCGAGATATTTGACGTACCATCGTTGACGCGGAGTGCAGAATAATCCTCAACACCTTCGCTCTCTAGGATGGCAGCGCCGACCTTGGCATAGCTGACGATCGTCTCGACAAAGGCAATCTCCTTGAGATACAGAACCAAACTAGACAAGATATTGTCTATTGCTTGCTGTGTAGAATATCCGTCTGATAATGTGATTGTGACTGACACGTCGATTGGGACTCCCGCAGCGCTAGTTACCGTTGTAAAAGCCCCGAGCGGCGCTTCCCCTTCGCCTGTTCCGGTTACACCTGGATCGATATGGTCCTGTACAGCTTTCACGATTGCCTCACTTGCTGGTCTTTTGTCACTATCGATGATTACAATTTTTACAGTGTTATCTCCGTTCCATAGTGGGATGACTCGGGCATCGCCAACCCCAGGAACTTCTTTGGCCCAACTCTTGTAATGTGCCTTGTTTCCACTCGTTGCTGGCGTACGGATGCGCTCGTAATATCGCGTTAACAGGTCCTTATCGGATTCGGCGTCAAAACCATCTTCTGTCGGACTGATATTGTTTACTGCCGTGAATCCTGCGAGTGTGACCGGGAACAATGTGATCGTATTTGCCGGAACGTTCCCGTTGGCTCCTGCCTCCACCGCTTCGACTTTGACCATGCCGCTGACAGCGATGTTTCTTCTTTCCACTGATCGGAACTGAGTCCCGCCTGATGTTTCAAAAAGATCACCTACATGAATTGTCCCGGTGCCCATCACGAACACGCTACCGATCGCCCTGGTAGCCTCTTTTCGCTCAATGCCTGTGCGCTCCTTGATCCGCTGTGCTAGTTCGTCGCCTGAAAGATTTTCGATACTCAGCTTTTCTTTTGTTGCATCGATGGTGCTATCTGTGTCTTCAAACCGTTCGGCTGCTGGCATCAAAGCATCGTAGATGAACGATCCAGGCCGCTTTTCATACCCTTCAGAAACAGCCTTAAGCATCTCCTGGATAATTACTTCTGCTTTTGCCATTTACACCGTCACCCCCTCTTGTGTTGTGCCGTAAATGCTCGATACCTCAAACTCGATGGTTAGTTTTTCGCCTTCTTGATTGAAGATGAAGTTGGCCACTTGAGTGACGACGTCATTACGCATAAGGGCATCTCGAATCATGCGCTCATACTCAGCTCTGGAAAAGTCAGGGTGAAAGTTCTGACCGATCAAAGAGTGATGTTCGCTTCCGTACCCGGTCCCAGTGTAGATGAGAGAGTCGTAGACGGTATAGAGTGCCTTTTTGACCCACTCTTTCACGTATTCAATACCTTCAACTTCTACGAGTTTCCCATCTTTCAGCATAAAATCACCAGCTTCAAAGTCCCAGCGAAACGTCCTGTGTACGGCTTGCGAAGTCGTTTGCTGCGATATATCCCTGGATGGAAACTCCAATTGTGCAATTTGCGGTAAGCTCATTCTGTCACCGGCCCCTTCCATACACGGCCCGTAACGTACCACTGCTTCATGGTTTCGTCAGGCTGCAGGATCACCTTGTCACCTATGCTTAGTCCATCCGTATAGGTGATTGTCGCCTTTACTCTGTTCTCTGTGCTGTCGGGATTTTCTATTTTCGGGATCATCAGAGAAGCGATTCTATTTTCAGAAACTACGTCATTGAATAGGAAGCCAATCCTTGCCTGATGATCTTCGTCAAGACCAGACATCTGCAGGTCAGTTAATTCAATGGTTCGCGTAAATCCTGACAACAAATGATCAGCGACAATCAATTTGTGGCTTTTAAGCACTACACTTTTGCCCCATTGAATCTCTAGCGGTTCCACCGATATGACCGTCCCGATTCGTGGTGCTGTATTTGGAATGTCTCGAATAGCATCGTACAGTTCTGCGAATTTCATCGCTATTTGATCAAGTGCGTCCATACGCTCACCCCTACTTTACTTCCTCTGGCAAAGCTAGTTGCAGCTGCATGGTGTGCATCTGGCTCTTCACCTCATGCTTGGCTGAAATGATCATGAATCGCCCTTGCATCCCAGTAACAGGCTCAGTCACATCGAAAAGGCGACCTGCTTTGAAAGCAACGTCGCCCATGAGTTCAATGCTATTCGTTTCCTGAACTTTCCCCAGACGTTGCAGGAGGATTCGCGCTACCTCTCTAGCTTTCGCTGCGTCCTCTGCATCGATTTTGAAGACTTCTTCTAGTAATCCGTACTTACGAATCAGAGCCTCATCCTGTGATGTTGCTACGATTTCGTACTTCGGTAAGGTTTTGTCTTCTTTATCGCGTTCGATCAATATCTTCACGCGGTTGCGCATGTTCTCGATTGATCTGGTACGATCAGCTCCGAGAGGGTTGGCAAGGACATCAATAGGAGCAATGTTGTCTGCCATCTTGAATGTTCCCTTGATGACAAGATCCTTCATTTCCTCGAAGTAGATTCTCCCTTGTCTCATCTCTACGTTGTACCGCTTGCCCGTCGACCGTTCGTGTAGCTTGTAGATGTTATCGATGATCTCAGCAGGGCTTTTCTCCAGATAGATTTCATCGATCAACGTGCCCATATCCGGTACATTGCCGATCAACATGCCAAAGTCATTCAGAATCTTTGTGATTGCTTGAGAGGCTGGAATATTGTTGAATTGGTACACGCTTTTCGATTTACCGAGATACCAGGCATAATCGTAAACGGTGTACTTGATGGAGTCGCGTCCATTTCGCCTCTCAGTAACAATGACGCCGCGATTGACTTCCTGACCATCTTTGGTCAGAATCACAACGTCGCCAAGGTCGCATGGATTCACAGGAAATTGATTTGTGTCCGTCCAGTTTACATCGAATTCCATCGCAGACATCATGGACAAGTTGGAGTCCCAGGAGATGCTACCTACCAGTGGGGTCAGCTCGTAAGTCTTTGAACCATCATTTTTAACAAGAAGTATCCCGAACATTGCGCTACCTCCGTGCCGTGTCTACAAGTGGGAATTCGGTCATCTGCATAGTGAAACGAATATCTCCATCCTGTTCGACTCCTGGAATGAACTCGTCTATCGACACCGGCATGTTGACTGACATAGAGACTTTTGGATCTGAAATGACGAGCCTGATCGGAATGCGCAGTTTTCGCCAAGCGTCAATCTTGTCCACGTACTCTTGACCCCACATACTGCGATTCTGCAGGAACGGATAATCACGAATAGGAAAGAAGCTCTTAATCTCGACAGTGCGCAGTCCTGGCAACCCGATGATATTCAGAGTGCGTTGCAATCCATCGGTTTTCTGATTGTTCCAAGGAGAAGGGACGTAATACTCTGAAGGAGGTACTGGCAGCTGCATAACCTCTGCATTGTTGTTAATTGACAGAAATACCTTGATCATGTTCCCGCTACCCCCTACGTTGACGCCCAGGTATGACGTTCGATCCGTGCCAGGAGCCCGTCTGCCAGATCCATAGGGCTCTGATCATCACGCAACAGGGCCTTGGTGTTTGCGCCCGTTGCATCTGTATTACCATCTGTAGCTTCGGTGTTTCCGGTGGTTGCCGCTGTGTTTGCGTCTAATGCTTGGATCAGAGCTTGTTCACTTTTTGCTTTTTTCGCTTCTCTTTCTTGTTGTGCTTTTTGCATTTGAGACATGACGGCATCATCCGAGAATTTTGCCCCACCGAAATTTACTTTGCCGATCGGGTTGAAGCTATCGTCCCACTTTGGTTTTTCCGCTGCCACTTTATATGTGCCGAAATCTGCTTTGCTAATTCCTCCGAACTGAATTTCGTTGACGAGCTTCCCGGATCCAAGTGTTTCTGAAATGCTATTCGCTTTTGATATAAGCGAATTAATGCCGGATACAGCACCGCTAACCATCGTGTCGATCAGCCCGATGAAAGCATTAACCCCGGCTTCCCCCGCTCCGATGATACCGTTCCACATGCCTTTTCCCGAAAACTCGATGCTATCCCAGGCGTATTTGTATATCTTTAACAGAAAGTTGGAGTAATCAATGTACTTGTTAACGCCCCATTCAACTGCACCTACTAGGGAATTCCAGGTGTTCATTCCTGCAAGTTTAACTGTTTCCCAGTTTTGTACTAGAAGTACACCGACACCAATGAGCGCCCCGATTGCGATGGCAAGAAGACCGATCGGATTTGCCGCTGTCGCTGCGTTCCATAACCATTGAGCCGCGGTTACTAAGGCAACTGTTGATCGGTATACAACGAGCGCGCCTGCGATACCGTAAACAATGGGGCCGATGAGAGACCAGTTGTCTCTAAAGAAATTGTAAGTGCCGACTGACACTTTCCAAATCGCTGTTATGCCTACTGCAACAGACTTTACACCTTCCGTAAACGACTGTAAGCCACCGTTCTCTGCCCACTGTTTTACCCCTGACGAGATGTCAGTCACGATAGTCTGAATCTGAGGCAGATTCTCCATGAGCGTTTTGGATAGTCTTGCTTTGATAAAAATGACCGTATTACCCAATACCCCTTTTAGCCCGTCAATGGCGTCAGTTGCCTGCTTGATCTTTCCTTGATCAGTTTGACCGAGAGCAGCGTTCATCTCACCGACGCTATCGCTGACAATTCTGCTGAACAGCGCTGCTTTTTGGGCCTCAGTACCAAATTTGAAAATGTTCTCTTCCGCTTTTGAGAAAGTGAAACCATATCTCGAGAGAGCGCCTGTTTGACCGTCCATAACCTTACCAATCATGGTAGCGATGTTTCGCACTTGGTCGCCTGATGCGGTATAACCATATTGCTGGGCAACTAGGTTGTTCATCGCAGGAATCAGCTTCTTAATCGAGTCCGCTTTTTCGAGATACGTTCCAAGCTCCTGGGCTCCAGCCAACTGGGCATCGTATGCCACTACTCCAAGTTGTTCTTGTGCGTTCGTTAGATCCACGACGCTCTTGATCATGTCGTCAGTCGCCCCCATGCGTTTACGCATTACGACGCCAAGTTGTGTCTCTACTTCGATTTGCCCTTTTGCCGCATCTGCCCAGTTGTTTGAGGCTGAAATGAGTCCTGCACCACCAAAGAAGGAAGCAGCAAAGGCCAACATTCCGGTTTTTAGACCTGACCAGGTTTTTGTACCCTGTTCTTTCAGATCCTTCAGCTGCTTTTTGTATCTGACAGTGCCAACGCCGATTTTATTTAATGTTCCAGACACGCCGTCTTTGAGCGTTAACGTCTTGCTGATGTCCTTTGCTCCCACAAGTTCACTTCCTTCCATTGCTTGATTTTTGAAAAAAGTGGTAATATCATTGCTCATAAGACATTATTGATGAAAGGGGCAATAACAAGATGGCAGAATTTTTTGTTTTTGTGATCGTTGGCGTTATTCTTTCGCTTTTAGGAGTTATAATTATTGCTCGGTCAAAAGGAAAAAAGATGGACAAAAAAGCACAAGAATTAGGTGCAATTTCAGCCATCTATGCTCAGCATATTGAAGGAATTGGCCTTGCGAATAAAACAGAATGTGAGTTGTATCTATTCTCCGACAAGATTCAAATTGACTCCAACGGCAGGAAATTTGAAATACCTCTTTCTCGTGTTCGGGCTGTTGAGTATAAATCAGAGCAAGAGTTGCATGAGAAAAGCAAAAGCGTGGTCGGTCGCGCTATCATTGGAACTTTACTTGTTCCGGGTCTAGGAACAATAGTAGGCGGTATGAGTGGTATTGGAACTAAAAAGACAACCGGACAAATGAACTTTTACCTGATCATTAATTTCACAGATGCAAATGGACAGTTAAGCGGAGTCACATTCCTAAACAATCTCAACTTTGTGCGGCTTCGGTCATTTTGCTCGAAGATAGATGCACAACTTTCTACGATGCAGCCAGAAGTGATTACCTTATAAGTGTTGATGGGGCGGAATTTATCCACCCCATTTTTTGTTTTCTTCCTCTTCAAAAACGAGCATGGACTGGATCATAAGCCGCTTTGTCAAGAAATCAACTTCGTTCAATAAATACTCGACAGTTCTTCCGCGCTGAACATAGTGATGCAGGAATCGAAAATCTACATCACTCTTGATTAGTTTTTTAGTTCTTCATCAACCTTACGAACGCCATCTTTGAACCCAGCTAACTGCAAAGCGTGTCCACTAATAGCGCTGATCTCACCGGGTCTGAAAAGCATTTCAACGATGTCTGTCGGCTGCACACAACCAAATTCCTCCTGCAGCTTGCTGTCCTTGAGGTTTGGTTCAATTACGCTGTGATAGACGAGATATGGGTCAGCCATTTCGCTGCGAGCCTCGTCTTGTACCATTTCAAGCGTCTCAATACACAGCGAACGATTTGGCTCTTGGATTGTGATTTCTGCATCCAATGAATCGATATAAAGCGAAGTTTTTCTCGCCTCTTTCTTCTTGAGTTGATCCTTTTGTTTTAGCAAGTCAGCGATGGTTAGCTTTTTACTCACGATAATCCCCCTGTTACCCTGCGATTTGGTCGATCATTTCGTAATCACTGAATTTGAACGGAATTTCCTCGCTGCCGACCGTTCTTTGTTCGAACTTGAGGAGATTGAATTCGTTGATGGTTACATCGTGCAGCGCTACGCGTTCAGCGCCAAATGCGTCAGGGTCACTGACTTTGCCAACCATCTTAACTCGTGGATATTGACCTTTGCGAACAGCATCAGCCAGTTTTCGCTGTACCCTGGAGTAAATTTTCTTAATGGTCATTTTTCCATCAGGACTCCAACCAAGAGCTTTTTGATATTCAGCTGGGTCGTTTGGGAATGTGATAGCTTCATAGTTGATTGTCACCTTTGCTTCGAAACTATCAACTTCGAACCACAACTCTCCGTCAACCCACACCTGCCCATATGTGCCATTAATGACGCGTCTCGCATCTGGTTTCATAATTCACTCCACCACCCTACACGTAAATTTTCATCTGCAAGTCTTCAACAGCATCAAGGAATTTGAGGTTTCCAGTCACGAACACATTTGATTGGAAGGCCATTTCCTTGACCTTCTGATCGTCCCAAGCGCTTGTATCTGTGCCAATACCTTCCCATGCTAGACGCTGAGCCTCGATGTCGACTCCCACGGTGTTGTTAGCCGATGAATCAAGGACTTCTCCTTCAAGCCCGCGCAGATAGGAGTTTGCAGCAGTAAAGAACAAAACTTGGTTGTCATAGCTGTTATTGACCTTCCCAACGTAGTCGTTGTTAAAGGTACGAGTGATGTCCTCTTGAATAAGGTCATGACCTTCAATGATCTTGATTTTCTTGAAGTCAGGCCCTTTACCATCTGCAGTGGTGGTCAGGGAATTCACGCCGCGCCCAATCTTGACTTTCTCTCCGTCATTGATGAGGATGAGTTTGCCATCATCAACGTCTGCGTCTGGATCAGCGCTTTCCATAATTGACTCAACCTCTGGCAAGACGTAATAAGTCGCGCTACGAGTCAACGGAAGACCAGCAAGGATGCCAGCGATTCGCGCAGTGTACTGAGAAGCTGAGTAGGTATTTTCCCCCACCTTGATCCCGTCAGTGCAAAAGTTTATGATTCCTTCGTGATCGGCTGCCACATTCGGCAGCACCGCTTTGAATGTCTTGCGTTCGTTATCTCGCCATGTCTTCACTTGTGTGGAAACAGTCAAAGCATCTACAGGCTCTATACCAGGAATAGCAAGGTAATTCCATCGTTTGCTTCCCAAGCGAGTCAGAGCGTCATTGTAATCTTCTTCATCTACATCGATACGCTCTACAATAACTTTTGAAGGTACTCCAAGGAACGCATCTTTGATGTATTGGAGATTATCCGCTGTCCATTCCGTAGACTTCAGCTCGGTGATAGATTTGTACTCTTTGCTGTCAAATGTGCCTGTATCATCTTTTAAGATGAGAGACACAATGCCGCGCTGACTCCGCTTTATAGCAGAAACAGCCAGCGAAGAGAAAGTAAATAAAATCTCAGGCAGTCCCATGTGGACCCACTCCTTATAGCTTTTTCATGATCTTGTCAAACTCTTGTTCCAGGATACTGTTCCACTCTTGATCGATGTCTTTTCCGGCCTTGTCGAAAACGTGAAACCCCAGAACAAAACCAACTTCTTTTTTGTCTGGCTCCGGGCCCACCATACGGTGACCGTATTCGATTAGATGGGCAGTTGGGCTTCCGCTGTACGTCCTGATCTTGTACTCGCCAGTGTTTTCGTCCACCCACACTCTGCCGCGCTTGATCGATTCGAAGTATTCACCGGTATCCTCAATTACCGAATTTTTCGCCCTGCGCAAGACTATCCTTCGGGCATGATTTCCTGACAACAACATCAGCCGCTTTGCTTCTTTTGGAAAGTGTTTATGCAGATCTTCCAGCTCGCGATGAAACAGATCCAGGTCCTTGGCATCGATGTCGAAATCAGCCACGATAGTTCAGCTCCTGCATCTTCTCCTGGTTCCCGCCACTCTCATCGTTCGGCGAGTCATCAAGATAAGTAAAGTCGAAATCGTAGTGAACTACTTTATCCACTACTCGTGACCCTGAATCAGCGATCGTGATTACCCGGTCGCCAACCGTAAAGTTAAGGCCGAACAGCTTCTCAAGACGATCCGTGACATCGTAGGCTTCTTCTTTGTAATTGTACCGACTGGTGGGGAAGAACAGGATGCGGCAAGTCATATCGCGCATACTGTTGAACTGAAAGGCTTCTCCTCTGTTCGTCTCCAATGACACGAAAAAAGAAGGACGCTTAAACCCTTCTTCCACATCACTGCTTTGGATCTCGATCTGCGGAAACTCTGCCTTGATCTTATCGTTGATGGCCTTATTGATTTGAACGCGTGTTAACATGTCACTGTCTCTCCTTGCACATCAACTGCAGTTCCCGCTTTCCAAACTCCGGGTGGATGATGTACATAATTTCGAACTCGACGCCACCGTATCGAACCATCATCGACCTGTCGATGCCATCACGGTAGCGTATCCGAATCCGAGTAGTGATGTCTGCTTCGCTTCTTTGGGCAACAAAAAACTCTTGTCCGCGCAAAGGTTCAACGGCAGCCCACAACGTCAGGTGGTCTTCCCACACCTGTTCCCGTTCCCCCATGCTGTTGTCTTTCCATGATTGTTTGCGGATTGTGATGCGCTTGTTAAAACGTCCCGTGTTATGGTACTTGTCGTATTTGTTGGGATTATACTCGCTCAACTGAATCACCTTCACTCGATTCCAACACTTTGTTCAGGCTTAGGTTGTTTAGCTGTGTTAGGAAGTTGCTGTAAAAATATTCGAGCGCATCATTATAGGCGTAACGCGATCGTTCAAACACCAATTCCTTAAACACTTCATCTGTGATGTTGTAATTCCCGCAAATACGAGTTAAGTCGGCAAAAGACGCTTTGAGAATTCGCGATAAGTTGCCGTCCTCGTCGTCGTCCAAGTGCATGCGCTCCTTGAATTCCTCTACAACCGCTTGAGTGATACCCGACATTCATATCACTCCTCATCGACGACATCTTCAGCTACTTCTTCGATATACACTTGTTTGTATGTGTTCTTGCCAGTAGACAACTCTTCAAGGCGCGATTTCGTCGCCTTGCACCCTTCTTTCGGGTAAATATCGCCCGCCTCATAGATGTGTCCACCGTGCTTTGTTTCTTTGAATCTGCGTACTACCTTGAACACTTTGCCACCTCCTCAGGAAAGATAAGAGACTCCATTTACGGAGTCTCTATGCCTCCTTCTCCGCTGCCAAATTTGATATCAAGATCGTACAGCAACGCAGCCTTGTTATCCTTCGGCTTGCCGTTCGCGAATTGCTTGATCGTGTAGAGCATTGCGTCCTCGATAGCCAGCGTCTGATCAAATTTATTCAGTCTGTAACCTCCGGCCAATGCACCGAGATATTCTCCCTTCACGAAAAACAACGCTTTACCTACCTGGATTTCTTCCGACTCCACGACTTGGATGTTGTACGGCAGCGCCGTTACCCACTGACCATTCGCCGTTTGAATCGTGTTGCGGAATTGAACGCTGATCGCATCAACCGGATTCACAACCATAACAACTTTGTTCAGTACTTTGCGCGGCTTGTCCTTAGCATCCGTGGACAATGCCTTAATTACATTGTGAAGTTCGCCAGCGACAATCTCGCCGTATTTAGACGGTGCAAATGTTAGTTTGCCAGAAGAAGATTTATTAGTCACTGCGCCGTTTTCGGCTACATCCTTCATCAATCCAATCGGTTCGCTCTGGGAAGGGCCGCGTCCGTTTACTAGGCCATATTCTAGACCGACGCTGTAAGACTCAACCAACAATGTGCGAACATAACGTTCTACCCACTCCGGGCCAAGTTCCAACATGTCTTTCGGGATCACGGCAAACGCCGTGAGTTTCAGTTGGCCGATCTGCTCCTCACGAAACGCAGCGCCTACTTGGCCTTTGATCTCGCCGAAGAGGTTTCCCCAAGCATAGGTTTTGTTCGGGTCAGAATAGATAAAGCGTGTCACCGCTCCAAGGTCCTGCAAACCGATAGCTTCTAACAACGGATGTTCAGCTACCAAATCTTCGAACACACGCTCTTGTGTTGTGACCGGAAGAATTGTATCTTCGTCGAATCCGCCAAATTCGATGGCCACGTTGAAAAATTTCCGTTCTTCGGATGTCAGTACGTTTTGACCGCGCGCGGACAGGATTTGGCTGTCGATATTGTCGTTGCGCACCTGAGTTGTGATTTTCTCTGTCAGGTCTGTCACTAATGCTTCCTGCATTTCGTTCCAGGCCGTTGCTTGCTTCTCAGCGTCTGCGCCTTCTTTGACAAGATTCATATATGCAGCTTTCTTTGCCTCGAAGTTTTCCATCTTGCCTTTTAGCTTCATTGTCATATTAGATGACCTCCGTGGAATTATTAAAAAATAAACCGTGTTCCAACTGCCTTGACAGTCGGTCCCGGTTCACTCTTTTGTGATTGGCTTTTCAATTGGTTCATTTCATTTTGCATGGTGGCTAGCTGTGTTCGAAGCTGCGTGATTTCCTTGTCCTTGCTGTCGACTACTGCGGTAGAAGTGGCAAAACCGATATCAATTGCCTTTTGAGCACTGAACCACGTCTCAGCATCAACCATGTTCCTGATTTCTTCCCGGCTCACGTTTGCCTTCGTCATGTAGATGTCGATGATACCCTCTTCCAGTTCGTCCAAAACGTCAGCTTCTTTCCGCATCTCCGTTTTGGTTCCCCAGACCAGTGAACTAGCTTCGTGAATCATCACCATAGAGCCCAAGCCCATGACCAGCTCGTCGGCCGCCATAGCGATGACAGACGCGGCAGAGCAGGCCCATCCATCAACGTTGATCGTCACGTTACCAGCATGCTTCTTGAGGCGGTTATAAATCGCGATACCGTCGAAAGCATCGCCGCCTGGGCTGTTCAGATTAATGACTATATCTCCGCTGATGTTCTTCAGAGCATTGTCGATGTCTGAAGCCGAAACCGAATCTTCCCACCACGAGTCTCCAATGATGCCATAGATTGTGATCTCAGTTGTTCCGGTAGCCTCGTTGTGGTACGTTTCGAATTTACGCTCAACCTTTTGCAATTGCTCTACATAGGATTGATTTTTGAAAGTCTTGAAATAGTCTTGCTTCGTAAACTTCCGCATTATCCCTCCTCACCTCCTTCCGCTGAACTAGCAGCTTGATAGTTTTTCGTCAGTACGTAATCTTCTAGTGCAGGGTTGTCCGCCGGTTCATCCCCTAACTTAATCCGGATTTCGTTGCCATTATAAACGCCACTGGCACGTAATTTATCAACTGCTGTCGCAACCTCAAGTGGGTTCATTTCGGCAACCCCCCGAATTTCGATTTTCATGCCATTCATGTAATCCTTCCTATCGATCAGCTTTGCGTTCAGTTCGTCCTTGATCTTTTTGATTAACGGTCCGATGCAGAATTTGATATATGCCTTAATAGCCGTTTCATACTCTGCCATATCACCATGTACTAACGATGTTGGGATCCCTAGGATGTTCGCCACATCATTGATTAAATCACGCTTTAGCTTGGTTAATTCATCAACGGATTTCCCATTCTTCGAACCGTCAGAAACCTCGTTGTACTCAAAACCTTTCAGTTTAGGGACAATTGCGATAGCGCTTTTTCGGAACGCATTGAAAAGCCGGTCAATGAAGGCTTGTAATTTTGTTTGTGTCTCTTTATCCAGTGATTGTGTGGCATCAACGCTGACCGTACCCCTAATTTGGTTGCTTTGCTTTCCAGTCTCGAGCATCCGTGTGAACAAGTCAGTATAGTCATCGAACATACCATTCATGAACCTGGTTAGTTTCTCGTTGTTATAAGTGATGTAAATAACCTCGTCCATGCGAAATGTTCGCTTGAAAGTGTAATTTTTCACTGTTACATCTCGAAATATATCCGGATACACGGCGAACTCGTCCCGTCCGAAATCATCAGCTATGAGCAAATCATTATTGTCAGACAGAATAACCAGCACTTCGTTATCCAGGATCATTTTGTAAATGAAGCTTTGCCAGAATTCTGCTGCTGACTGGTCTGTGTTAGGCCGGACGTTCAGTAAATAGCTCCAATCGTTGTTTTGCCGCTTTCCGTCCTTTACAATCCGAAAATCGCTCTGGCTGATCGTGCGCCCAATGAAGTTGATGCAGGTTTCAAGCGCCATTTTTTTCAAGTACGCTCGATGCGTTGAATCATAAGGGAGATCCAAATCAAATAGCGATTCAAGTTCTTTATTTCGCCGAAGCACACTGTCGAGCAAACCCATTTTCCTTATCACCTCCCCTTAAAAATTCAGCGCTTCGATCATATCAAGCGAATCCGAAATGCTGCTTTCACTCAATTCCTCAATGCGATAAAGTCCGCAAATCAGCGCTTGGAAGCCATCCGTCTTCCTTCGGATCGGTTCCTTCTTCCCGTACACCTTATTGCCGTCCTTCTTGATCGATACAAGGACGTTATTGGTGTACCAGCGCATCAATGGGTTATCTCCCCATATAAACATCCCCTTGGAGAAATACATCTCCACGCGTGGCGCTAAGAGACCGTGAATCGCTTCCGGTCGGCGAATAACCTCAACCTCAAAACCTACCGCTTCAAGCATCGGTTTGAGCATTTCCATCCGGTAGTTATCGCCAATTACTTTCTTGATGCGGTATTTCAACCTCATAGTCACAAACCAATTAACGATGTGTTCCAAGTTGATCATTTCCTCTTTTAGGACAGTTAACAGCCCTCTGGACTCCCACTCTTTTATGGGGGCGAACTTTTGAGTCGTCTCAACTTCTCGCATCGAGTAGCCGTAGTATTTGTCAACAAACTCCTTACGCGTGAATGAGTGAGTGATAAACGGCACCTTGCCATCATGTTTAAATACCAATCCGACAGCGGCAAAATCTCGAATCTGAGCAAAGTCAATACAACCAATACATTCTCTCCCTTCAAGATTAGGTAACGGCTGATTCGTACCGGCGATTTCTTCCCACTTCGCAACGGACCGTTCCAAGTCAGTTAGAGGTAAGTTCATACGCTTCGTCATGAACTCCTCTCGATTGGAAGGATCATCTGCCAAGTCCTCATATTCTTCCTTGATCGTCTCGAACAACCCTTGGGCGTATTCGTTTCTTGGCTCACTCAGCATTGGGTTTGCCAGCTCCCAATTCTCCGGTTCGTCCACTTCATTTTCGTCGTTCAATTTGCATATGAATGGAAAAAGCGAGTTGGAACGAGCTTCGCCTTTCAGAACCTTTTTAGCCTTGTCTTTCAACTTGTCAAGGAAACCTTCCCGGATATAACCATCTGTACCGATGTAAAATTCCCGTGGATTCTTCTTCTTCCCAAGACCTGAAATGTGGACACGTACATCTTTGTTCGTTTCGAAATAGTGGATTTCATCGAAAACGACTGCGCCGTCGCGCAAACCGTCTTTTGTGTTCCCGTTCGATGTTCGAAACTTAAATACGCTGTCTGTCTTTCTCGCCAGCACTTGTGTTGCTGTTGGTTTAAAGTGTTTGAGTAGAGTGGGACTACGTTTGATCGTCTTTGCCGCTTCCTCCACCGATGTTTTGGCTTGTTCCTCCGAGTTTGCAACAACTGAAATGTTGTACTCTCGGATACCGTGTAACTCGCTGATAAGGAAATTACCGATGACAGTAATAAGACCGTTCTTTCCTGCCCCGCGCCCCATCATCCAAAGGTGTTTCCGGAAAAAGACGCGATCGTTTTCCTTGTGAAATAAAAAAACGAAAGCAATCAAGAACTTTTGGTAAGGCTGAAGAGGAAAGTACCACTTCTCACCAAACTTGATACAGTTCTCAATCATCTCGTCGTCGAAGTAAAGATCGTCCCGGGGAAGCACATCCCGTTCCAGGTATTCAACTAACAACTCTCGTTCTTCGTTAAACTTAATCTTACCCGCTCGGTGCTGTAAGATATAAGCGTCAACATACTTTTGACGGATCATATCAGATCACTTTTCGATTCATCCTTCGAATCACCAGATTCCACTTTTGGTTCATTCAAATTTAATGCTTCAAGGATTTTTATCATTCGATCATTTGTTTTGTGCAAGTCACCTATGGATGGATTCGATTTAGGCCCATGCATCCCAGTGACCTTGATCCCAGTCACTTTAATGTCTTCTAGCAGTTTGTTTTTCAAATCCCACAATGATAAGTAATCTTGCACCAAGTCCTTATGGTAATTTACTGTTTTACCATTGGCCTTTAATTGCTTATTCAAATCTTTCTCAATCTGCTTTCTCAATTTGTCTCTGTTAGCATCAGCCAATCGAACCCCTCCTTCCCTCCAAAACAATTTTACACATTTTCCCAATTGACTGTATCCGCGTGATAACTCGAAAAAACTCGGCAGTCGACTCCCCCAGCCGGTGTACGGAATTTTGAATCCTTCAAAACTTTTGACCCGGGGGGTATGTGGTGATGGCTACCACCTTTCGTCGTGCTGCCATTTGTTTATGTTCTGCTCGAACACTCGACCATGCTCCTTGTTGTGACAATCCACGCACACCGTCTCAAGGTTGTTTATATCAAGCGCAAGCTCTGGATGGTGCTCTAGTTCTTTGATGTGATGGACCACTAGCTGGATCTTCTTACGTTTCGCTTTCTTGCTGTACTCGTTTGTATCAATGCTTACAAGCCCGTTACGCTTGCACTCCTGACACTCATAGTTGTCGCGCTTCTTTACTTCTTCCCTCATGCGCTTCCATGATCCACTGTCATAGAATTTACGTTTCTGTTCGAGAGTGTTGTAAGATGGCGTCACGCATTCCGCCCCGCTTTCTTCCTATTACAAACTGGAACACCACAGGGTAAAACAGTCAGGCGATTCGCCCCCGCTCCTTTATGCATAAAAATACATGGCGTTTTCTTTGAGATTAATGCCGTACAAGCATTGATATAATCCTGTTTTAAATGGGTCATTTCGATGCAATTTGCCTTGTTTTCCCGTGGTTAATGTATAAATATTGAATGACACATATCTATTTAGAGTGTTTCATTGATCGCCCCGCTCCCAACCCTTGTCCTGTATAGGTTTTCAGCACATTGGTTTTTTGAATGAAACACTTCTAAAAAGAAGGTCATTTATATGAAAGCTTAAAGATTGCTTGGTCGATTGTGTCTTGCTCGATGCCAATATATTCGCGCGTAATGCTAACGTCAGAGTGGTTGAAAATCTTGCGCAGCATCTCGCTGTTGTTCGACATCTTATGGAAGTGGTAACCAAACGTCTTCCTCAAAGTATGGGTTCCAATGCTTTCGAGACCAAACTCATCAGCAGCCTGCCGTAGTATCCGGTAAGCCTGTTCCCTCTTGATCGGTTTGTTCTTGCCCTTTCGGCTTTTGATCAGATACTCATGATCTTGTTTGTCAGCCAGATAGGACTTGATCGCTCTCTTCAACTCTGGATGGATTGCCATACTCTTCAGCTTCTGTGTTTTTGCTTCCCTCAGGGTGATGCGATCCTTCTTCAAGTCGCCGACCTTGAGTTGCAGGAGATCCGATATTCGGAGCCCGGTATAAATGCCGATGATAAACATGATGTAATCTCGCTCGTTCTTTTCTTTCAGGTACCTCTTGATACCCTCAATGACTTCTAGGTTTCGGATCGGCTGAACAAAATTCATCCTGACCCGCTCCTCTGCTTTTTAGTCTTGACGCAAGGTCTTCTGGTGCAGAGTATTTTATTTCCGGTAGCAGTCGCCCAAGTACATCCAAAGCACAGATGCTTCTTATTCAATTTGAGTTTCGGCACTGGCTCAGTGATCTTCCTCATAACGATCGCTCCATTAATTTCTTTGATAGAAGCTGTTGTTTAGGCCAGCTTCATGCCCCCGCGATCCATTCCTTTAGCCGATGCGGTCACGGTTGCCCGGGAGTTTTCAAGTATAGGCAGCGTCTTCGGGTATTAGCTACTTACAGGAGGTAAGTCTGAAGTAACCAGGAATGGCGTAATCAATAAGGAAAGCCACCCAGTATCCTGAGTGGCTCGTCCCAAATATTCACACTATCATCGTATCACCTTACAGACCAAACAACACGCCAACATTCCGCCAAAAAACCGCCAATTTCCCGCCACTCATGCGGCATCGTCACCATCTGCTAATACCTCAAGTTTTAGCATAAATGCCAGCAAGTAGATTGCTCGCGGCTTCTCACGCTCATAGGTGCGTTGACTCATGTTTAACTCTGAACAAATCACGTAGTCAAGTGCGTCTTCCGATTCCAGATATCTCTTTTGAATGATGCTTCTCAGCTTTGGTGGTAAACGATTAACTGCCCGTTCGACCCGCTCTGTTAGGTCTTTCAATCTCTCTTCTGAATCAGCGTTCCATGAAGCGCATTCCCCGACCTGATCACTTGTTTTGTTCGTTTGACCATGTACTCGAAATTCGTATTTTGGTGTGTTGCTTATCTCCCGCCGCACGAAGCCTATTTGTTTGTAAATCCTTGTTGTCTCCAGGGCTTCCTCAACCCTTCTTTGTGTTTCTTTTCGGTTGATCTGCGGCAGGAAAGATAGTTGTGCTGTGCTCATCTTCGCTCCCCCTTTTCAGGTTGCCCATGGTATAATAGTTTTGGCGAACATATATACGGGCTCCCAGTCGGGGGCTTTCTTTTATTTCTCTTATGTTAAATTGCGACTCCTTTTGCTTTCAAGAATGCGATGCACGTTGCATATGGCGCTGTTTGCCCGACTCCTCTGCTGATCCTCTTGCTTGCTGCTAAGTAGCTGTAATCGATAAAT